TATACAAATATAGGCCCTGGCCTATGCCCTAAATGTGGATTAGAATCAAATACGTTGGACTGGAAAAAACAAAATGAAATGATGAAGCAGTGGCATATAGATAACCCTAATGCAGAATATAGAGGGTGGTTTTCAATATGAAACTGTATCAAAGTCAAACATGGCTATACAGAAGATACGTGATACAAAAGAAAACAGTGACTGAAATTGCTGATGAATGCAAAGTTTCTGCTATGACTATACAGAGATACTTAGAAAAGTTTCAGTTAATTAAAAGGAGATAGTATGAGTATAGAAAAAAAGATCTGGCAGACTTACGAAACAAGTTTTGACGAATTGCCAATTTACGCTAAAGAAAGCGTAAGAACATGGACTCATCAAAATCCAGAATGGGCTTATGGATACATGAGTGGGCAAGATAGAGAGAACTTCTTTAAGGAGCACTTCGACTCAAAAACATATGAGACGTATGTAAACTTGCCTTTAGGAGTAATGAAAGCTGGCTTGTGGAGATTTGCTATTCTTTATATTCACGGTGGTATATATACAGATATGGATACACACTGCAAGACTCCAGTAGATACTTGGTTAAACCCTGAATACGATATGATTTTAGATATTGAAAGAGATACCCCATGGCTAGCAACTCAAACAATTGCCGCTAAAGCTGGGCACCCGCTACTAAAAGCGGCTATAGATCTTTGTGTTGAAAGATGTTCTGAAGGAATTATTGAGCATAATCATATGGTTCATTACTATACTGATGTTCAAATGTTTACAGATGCATTGTATAAAAAATTAGGAGTTGAGCCTTATCAAAAACACATAAATGAGTGGGCCCCAGAACTTATGGAAATGGATTTTCTAAAAGAAAATAAAGTAAAAATTCTTTATGGAGAAGAAGCCAGAAGGCTATTAGATAAAGATGTAGTTCATCTGTATTGGGGAGACGATAGGGAAGAGGGATGGATTGCTTGGAAAAAGGATCCTATGGTTAATGAATCCTACCCTAATGGATTTAATCCTCATGAATGGGAAAAAGAATGAGTGTTGTAGGAGTATTGCCAGCATCTGGAAAAGCTTCTAGAATTGGTGGCATCCCTAAATTTTGTTTACCTATATCAGATGAGAGATCTCTTTTGCAATGGCACGTAGAGCAAATGCTTGAAGTGTGTGATGAAGTTAGGGTTTCTACAAGAGCTGAGTGGGTTCCAATTATTCAAAATATGGATATGAATATTAAACTAATTGTTCGTGAGCCCTCAACAATGTCAGATGCAGTAAAGTTTATGGTGGGCGAGTATAACGACACTGTATTAATTGGAATGCCAGATACATATATATTAAACGCACCTGGAAATATATACAAGCCTTTATTTAAAGATAATACTGCCGACCTTGTTCTAGGAATTTGGGAATGCGGAGAAACATTAAAGGGACGTGTTGGTCAAGTTTTAGTATCACACGATAAAGTAATTGATTCAGAAGATAAAGTAGATAATTGTGATTACCCAGATATGTGGGGCACTATGCTATTCCGAAAGAATATGATAAGATACATAGATACAGCACTAGATCATCCAGGAAAACAATTAAAGGAATGGATATCTAGAGGTTCTAATATTAAGGCGGTAAGACCAGGCGGACAGTATATGGATATTGGAACGCTAAGAGGACTTAAACAATTGTATAAGGAGATGGAATGAAATTAAGACCAGTGTTTGAAGATGTATCAAATTTTAATTGTGATGATCTATATTTAAAATCAGTCGGTGCACCAGCTGGTAATAAGATTTGGTCAGCATGCCATGAAATTGCACACATGTTAATTGAAAAGAATATCTCATATGGAAACTCTGCTTTAGAGCCTGCAAGAATATTTTCAACGGCGGATTCAACAGAACAATTAAAGGTTCGTATTGATGATAAACTAAATAGAGTAAAGAATAACCAAGGATACGCTGGAGATAATGATATTGATGATTTAATTGGATATTTAATACTATATAAAATAGCAAGATTAGGTTGATTTTTTAGTCGACTAGGAGTATACTCTAATATATGTCTGATATAGAATTAACCCATCATTTTGACCGCATGAATACTGTGGTTTCAGAATTGCTTAAAGGTAATAACCCCACCCAGATTGCCGCCATTACGGGCTTTAAGAGAGCCGAAGTAGTTGAGTTGGTAGACGAGTGGAAGAATGTTGCTCACAACGACACAGCGGCCCGTGACAGGGCTAAAGAGGCTATCTCTGGAGCAGACCGTCACTACGCAATGCTTATTAAAGAAGCGTGGAAGACCGTAGAAGATGCCGATACTCAAGGACAATTAAATGTTAAAGCCACGGCTTTAAAGCTTATTGCAGATATTGAAGGAAAAAGAATTGGCATGCTACAAGAAGTTGGACTCCTTGACAATGCAGAGTTAGCAACACAGATTGCAGATACAGAAAGAAAACAAGACATACTAGTAAAGATATTAAAAGAAGTTACGGCTACCTGCCCTAAATGTAAAATGGAGGTTGCAAAGCGCCTTTCTCAAATAACTGGAATAGTAGAGCCTGTTATTATTGATGCGGAGGTTACAAGTGGATCTTAATTTTGATGATCTAATTGACATACTAGATGGTGAAGAGTTTGATGAACGTCCAGTAGACCTAAGAACATTTGTTACAAGCCCAGACTATTTGGGACTACCAGAGTTATCAGAGTATCAATATACTTTAATTGAAAAAAGTTCTCAGGTGTATAAAGAGTCCACTCTTATCAAGTTATTTGGCGAAGAAGAAGGCTCAAGAATGTTTAAGCAAACTGCTAACGAAGTAGTTGCTCAATTAGGCAAAGGGTCTGGCAAAGATTACTGCTCTACAATATCAGTAGCCTATATAGTATATTTACTATTGTGTTTAAAGGATCCAGCAAATTATTATGGCAAGCCCCCAGGTGACTCAATTGATATTATCAATATTGCTATTAACGCACAGCAGGCCAACAATGTTTTCTTTAAAGGATTTAGAACTAGAGTAGACAAGTGCCCCTGGTTTGTTGGCAAATACAGCGAAAAGGCTTCGGAAATAAAGTTTAATAAAAACATTACAGTACACTCAGGTCACTCAGAACGAGAGGCTTGGGAAGGATACAACGTAATAGTAGTTATTCTAGACGAAATATCTGGCTTTAGCGTAGAGAATACAACTGGTCATGAGCAAGCTAAAACAGGAAGTTTGATTTATGAAATGTATAGGGCCTCAGTAGACTCTCGTTTTCCAGATTATGGGAAGGTAATTCTTCTTTCATTCCCAAGATACAAGAATGATTATATTCAACAGAGGTACGACGACATAGTTGCAGAAAAAGAAACTGTAATTAGAACCCATCATTTTAAATTAGATGACCTACTTCCAGACGGAACAGAGGGCAATGAGTTTGATATAGATTGGGAAGAAGATCACATCCTATCTTATAAGTATCCAAGAATGTATGCCTTGCGTAGACCGACATGGGATATTAATCCAACAAGAAAGATTGACGATTTTAAAGTAGCATTTTATAAGAATGCTCCAGACGCCCTAGGAAGATTTGCTTGCATGCCATCAGAAGCAATTGATGCATTTTTTAAGTCAAGAGAAAAGATTGAAAACGCATTTAGCAACATGGCTTTAGCTGTAGATAACTTTGGAAGATTCGAAGACTGGTTTGCTCCAGATCCAGATAAAGAATATTTTATACACGTAGACTTAGCGCAGAAGCACGATCATTGTGCCGTATCAATGGCACATGTTCAAAAATGGGTAAACGTAAAAGTAACTGACACCTATTCTCAACCTGCACCAATTGTTGAAGTTGACGTAGTAAGATTCTGGACTCCGACAAAAGATAAGTCAGTAGACTTTACAGAAGTAAAAGATTATATATTATCACTAAGAACTAAAGGATTTAAGATACGTGTGTGTACGTTTGACAGATGGAACTCTCACGATATGATGCAGCAGCTAAAACAATACGGAATAGACACTCAAACTTTGTCGGTTGCAAAAAAGCATTATGATGATATGGCAATGGTAGTTGCAGAAGATAGACTCACTGGTCCAAAAATTCAATTGCTCGTCGATGAGCTTTTGCAATTAAAGATTATGCGAGATAGAGT